TAGAGCCGCAGCGAGGTCGCGTTCGCGATCTGCTGCGCCAGCCGGCGCCGAGGAGCAGAGGAGCGGGAGAAGTCGTTGTAGCTCATGGCGCGCACTCGATCTGGTAGCCGTTCGGGACTGAGAAGAATCGCACGCCGTCGGCAGACGTCGCGACCATCACGACAATGCCGTTCTGGATCGGCTGACGCGTCGGAGTCTGGAGAATGTTCCCGATGATCCGAGACCCGACGCCGTAGACGCCGGAAGCGTCCGGCACGTTCTCCGCTCCGTTCCTCGCGCTGAAGGTATCCGCTTCCGGCTTCTGAACCCAGAAGCTGCCGGAACGGATCGCCTCCTTGCAGTTGTAGAGCCACTGCCCGCTGCCCTGCGAAGTCGATCCGAGGATGATCGCCGGGATCGCTCCACCGCCGCCGGCGACGGCGATCGGCACATAGAAGAGCGATCCGGTCGACGAGTAGGCGCTGGCGATCGCGACGTTGTCGCCTATGGCGAGCGTGACCGTCGCCAGACCGACGACCGGGTTCGCGTAGGCGTTCCCGTTCTCCGTCGATGTCCGGCCGTTTGCGCGCAGGGCGAACGTCGTGCCGGTCCGCTCGATCTCCTGCCAGGAGTACTCGTCGCCTTGCTTGCCCGTGATCCTCGCAAGGACGATGCGCCTCCGTCCCATCTGGTCGGCGAGCTTCTGGTCGGTCTCCTTCCGGAGCTGGTCGATCGCGTCGAAGGCCTCGTTCAGATCGCGGAAGGTCAGGCGACCCATCGCGCCGGATGTGAAGCGGGGAAGCGGCATCAGTCCTGCAGGATGTAGTACTGGAGGTTCACCGCCGCGACGTTCGCTCGAGCGGTCGGCGCGTTTGTGCCGAGCCGGCAGAGCGCGACCTCGCCGGCCTTGAGCTTGAGGAACGGCACGTAGCTGGTGCCGGTCCCGCTCCCGATGTCGACGAAGTTCGTCGGCCCGAGGTTCCGGAAGTACGAGTAGCCGGCCGTACTGACGTCGCCCATCGTGATCGTCTCGGCCGCCGTCCCGATGTTCTGAGCGCCGCCGGTCGCGTTGCTGCCGCTCATGTCGAAGGTCAGAACGCCGGGATATTCCGTATGGTTGAGGAAGCTCTTCACCACCGAGAGCTTCGCCTGCACTGTGATCTCGTTCGCCATTAGAAGTTCTCGCTGAGGAGGTTGAAGTCGTAGCCGTCGGGGAACGGCTGCACGAAGTAGACGTCCTTCGCCCGCCAGAGGTTGTTGACGACGGCCTTGACGACCTCGCCTTCCTGATTCTTCGCGGGAACCTGGACCAGATGGTAGAACTCGTCCTGCGCGAACCGGTGCTGGATCTGGAACTTGTTCACCGCGATCCGCGTCGCCGTCGCTCCCTGATAGAGCACCTGTCCGATCGGCGCGCCTTGGAAGACCGACGTGTTCCGCTTGCCTCGCGCGGCGCGGATCTTGAGGCTGCGGTCAGGGAACGTCGACCCGGCGACGACCTCGGTGATGAGCAGCTCCGACATCCGCTGAAGCCTTGAGATCGGGCTGCCCGCGGCGTCGACCTGAGTGCCTCCGATGTCGTTCGCGTTCGGGTTTCCGTTCGTCGGGACGTTCGGACCGAGCCGGTAGACGTCGCGGAACTCGGCCTTGTAGTCGATCGTGATCTCGGTGTAGCCCTCTTCGTTCGGCTGCGAGTCGCCGGGCTCGACGTTCTCGTAGGAGAACTGGACGCGCCAAGCCTTCTCGGAGTCCTCGATGAGCGAGATGTCGAAGCTGACCGCGTAGACGTCGGTTTCCTTGGGAAACACGTCGCCGATCTGCGGAAGGTCGGTGCCGTTGAAGTACCCGCGGACGTCGGCCGGCGTCAGCAACGGCGAGGCGTCGTCGTACACGACGAACGTCCGGCTCGCCGAGACCCGGCCCGTCGACTGCGAAAGGTTGCGCGTGTCGCGCTGCTCGACGACGGTGATAGCCATCAGTTGAATCCACCCGAGGAGACGGTCTTGCGGTTCAGTTCGGTGATCTGCTTCACGATGGCCTCGTCGTTCTTCCGCTTCTGCTGGTCAGGGTACGCGTCGAAGGTGAACTGGCCGAGCGCGGTCTGGGCGCTCGAGATGCCGGCGGCGCCCTGACTCGCGCGCTGATCTGTCAGCCCGAGGATCTTGTCTCGGATCTCGGCTTCCTCCTTCGCGGCCTTCTCAGCGACGGCGAGCGCCTCCTTGGCGGCCTTCTCGTCGGCTTGCTTCTGCTTGTCGGCGACGTCCTTCGCCGACTTCTCCTCGGCCTTCTGCACGTCGAGGATGCGTTTCTCGGCTCGCTCCTTGGCGAACTGCTCGCGCTTCTCGAAGGCATCCTTCGCGATCTTGAAGGCGCGCTCGTTGGCGCCGGTCTCCCCGAGCGCCTGGATGCGGTCGTTGCCCAGCTGCCGGAGTTCCTCGGCGAGCTCGAGTTCGATCGCCTTGCGCTCGTCGCCGGACTCCCGCGCCGCCTCGATCTGCATCTTCGCGGCTTCCTTGGTGATCTCCTCCTGAATGCGAAGCCCTGCCTCGCCGGCATCGAGGGACGCGTCGAGCTCGGCCTGAAGCTCGGCCTGTCGTATCTTCTCGCGCTCGATGTTCGCCTTGTTCATCGCGTCGGTGCGCGCCTCTTCCTCCTGCGCGGCGGCCGTCGCGGCCGCGGCCTCGGCCTTCGTCACGACCGCGTTGTCGTTCAGCGCGTTCAGCATCGCTTCCGAGATGGAGCTGCCGATCGACCAGCCCAGCTCGTACGCGGCTCCGACGATCGGGAGACCGGTCACGAACTTGTCGAGCGCCTGCCCGAGAGTCTGGTCGCCGCGCACGACCTCGGCCGTCGACCTCAGCAGCTGGTCGGCCATGCCGATGCCGATGAGCCGGCCGAAGAACGCGCCGACCTTCTCGTTGCCGAACTCGCGCTCGAAGATCGTCCGCGACTTCTTCGCGGTGTTCTCGACCTCCTTGACGACCTTTGGAAGCGCCCGTTCGGCGGCCTTCGGTATCTGCTCCGCGGTCGCGACGATGTCCTCCTTGACCTTGCCGAGACCGTCGCCGATCCGGGTGGTCATGCTCTTGGATACGACGTCGCCGATGCGCGTCGCCTCGGCCTCCGCGGCCTGCTGGAGCTTGCTCATCTGGGCAAGGAAAGCGGAGAAGTCGCCCTGCACGGCGACCGTCAGCGTGCCGGCGTTCATCGGTCGCCCTCCACGTAGCGGCGGTGCCAGGGCTTCGCGTCGTCATTGACCGAGCGCGAGATCGCATCGCAGGCGGCGTCGAACTCCGCGCACGTCAGGTCGAGCGGGTTGCCGAGGCCGGGAAGGTGTCGCGCAATATGCATCGCGTCCTCGACGAAGTCGCGCCGCATGGGCGGGCCTCCCGGCCCTACGCGTTTCCCTGCGGCGTTTCCTTCTCGGTGTATCGGTCGAGATCGACCCCGAGAGCAGCGAGCGCGATCAGGCTCGCCTCCTTGATCTCGATCTCGCGGACCATCTCCTCGGCCTTCTCCGCGCCCACGGACTCGAGCAGCACCTCGAGGATTCCGTCGACGGAGAACGACCAGAGCACGAGGGCGCCGAGGTTGTCGGCCTTCCTGCGCGCCTCGGTGATGTACTCGGCCGCGGCCGATCCGCTCATGCCGGCGGCCTTGGCGTCGTCGGCCGCGCGCTTGCGCTCGCGCTCGACGTAGCGGTTCTGGAGCGCCAGGCGCTGCCGCACGGTGATCGGCTTGACGTCGAAGACCCGACCATCGTCGAGCTCGACGCGTTTCGTCGCTGCAAGGCTCATGATGTCCTCATCCTCTCTAGGAGCGACGCGAGGGATTCCTCGACGCTCTCGGTTTGAACTGTGCTCTCGGAGACCCGCCGGACGTTCGCGTCGGCGATCGAGTCGCGCGAGACGCCCTCGGAAAGCAGGGCGACTGCAATCGCCTGATCCTTCGTGATGCTCCCGGGCGCGACCCGTCGCGTCGATACCGTTCCGTCGCGAAGGCAAAGGGTGACCAGCCAGTCGTGCTGGTTCGACCCGATCACTCCCATCACCTCGAGCGCCTGCGACATCAGACTCTCCAGGTCACGACCGGAGCGGCTCCATCGGAGTTCGCGAAGTTCGCCGTGACGGTCGCGTCGCCGGTCTTGTCCGAGTTGAACGCGAACTGGTCGAAGACGACGTTCGACGTCATCTTGACGTCGGCGGTCGCCGCGGTTCCCTCGAAGATCTTCAGGGTGAGCGCGTACTGCGTGTTCACGCCGAAGAAGTTCGATGTCGCGGTCAGGCTCGAGCTAGTCGAAGCCGTTGAGTCGATCGCAGCGACGCCGGTAAGCGAGCCGGTCAGGTCGATCATGCCGAGCCGACGACGCCGGCCGGAATCGCCGAATCCGGTCAGGTCGCTCGAGACGCGCTGAAGCGTCGCCGCGAAGCTCCGGACCTTGAGGACGTTCACCGTCGAGCCGATGACCACGTTCCCGTCGTTTCCAATGATGTAGGTGTCGATTGCCATTTGGTTCCCTTAGAGCGCGTGAGCGATCATTCGATACCGTTCCGTGATCGACCAAGAGTCGTCCTCGAACGAAGGCACGCCGGCGCCGACGCGCCACATCTTGACCCGGTCGAAGTTCGTCGCGGTCATCTCGGTCTGTAGCGCCTTCGAGAGCTGGTCCGTCGCGGTGAACTGGAGCAGCTCTCCCTTGTTCGAGAAGTGAATCCGGAACTCGACCTCGGCCGTGAGCCGGGCCTGACCGCCCATGAAGTAGGAGACGTCGACGCTGGCGATGTCGTAGACAAGCAGCGGAAGCGCCGCATCGGCATCGGCCTGCGCCGGGTAGATCCGGCCTCCGACCGTCGTCGAGATGCTGGTCGTCGAGAGCCGCGAGTAGATCGCGTTCACGATGTTCGTCAGCGCCGGGATCGTCTGGCCGGGACTAGGCATTCTTGAAAGCCTCCTTGAGCGTCACCGCGAAGATCTTCGCCATGCGCTTGCCGACGACCGCCATCGCGGGCCGCAGATACGGCCGCGGCTTGACGCGCGCAGTGCCGTACTCGAGCCACGGCGCATACTTGACCCGGCTTCCGAAGATGAACCCGACCTGATTCGGTACCTTCATCTCGATCAGGAGGGAATCCTTCCTGCCCTTCTGGAGAGTGGTCGCCTGCTCGGAGATCAGCCAGGAAGCGCGCAGGCGATTCGTGTCGGCAGCCGGCGGCTTGCCGGGAGCCGACGCGACGTGGACGCCTGCGGTGCGAAGATTCTTGAACTTGCGCTTGCGCGCCTTCTCGATCTTGCGAAGCAGGCCGGCGCGTCCCGTTCCACGCAACGCTCCGCGCGGGATCGCGGCGCCGGCGCGACCACGCCTATAGCGCCGTCCGGTTCCCGGCTTCGAGAGCTGCTCGCGCACGATCTTTCCGAGGATCAACTGCGTGCCGACGAGGCCTCGAGCCATGCCGAGCTTGAGCTGCGTCATCACTGCCGGGTTCGGTACGAAGCTCATGCGTCAGGCTCCACCTCGACCACGTCGACCGCCGTCATTGAGAGCGCGCTGGTCGCGCCCTGCTCGCCGGGATTGATCGTCCCCACCACGCGCCAGATCCGGCCCGTGCCGGTCGAGACCGACCGGATCTCGTCGTCGATCCTGATGTCGAGGACGCCGGCGGCGTACATCGTGCCGTTCGTCCGCGTGTTCGCGCGACCCTCGAAGACGTCGCCGGTCTGTCCGGACGGCTGCACGAAGAACTTCGCCTCGGAGATCTGCTCGTAGGTCCGGACGACGCGCCCGTCGGCGAGACGCGTGATCGTCGGACGCCAGATGTAGAGCGTCCTCCCCATCCGGTCGACGATCGCGGAGATGCTCAACGGACCCTCTTGTACGGGTCGAGCAGCGCCTTCGCGTCCGCGTCGAGTTCCGCCGTACCGCGGAGCGTGTAGGAATAACCGCCCAGGCTTTCCGACTGGATTCCCTCGTCCCGCGTCCTGCCCTTGTAGAGCCTCGAGGCGACCATGAGGCACGCCTGCGTCACGTCGAACGGCATCGTCGTATAGCCCGCCGTGTACTCGACGAGCAAGGCCCGGTATGCCCGCAGCGTCGGCCCGTACAGGATGCCCGTCTGGTCGTCGACCTGGTACTCGTAGAGGGCGTCGACGGGCGCGTCGAGGCTCTGCGTCTCGTTGATGAGGTCCGCTCCGACGGTTCGACGCAGCCGGCGCGTCGGGACGTTCTTGACGAGCGATGCGGTGAATCCCGTCGTCGCGGCGATCGCGGTCGTCATCGTCGAGGTGGTCGGATAGGTCGCGAAAGACAGGGTCGTCGTCGTCTCCGTTCCGGCCGAGGTCATCCGGTAGAGCTTGACCGCGTCCTCCGTGACCGAGACGCTCAGGGCAGCGTCCGCCGGGTTCGATCCTCCGACCGTGATCGTCTCGTCCCACGCGACGCCGACGAACTTGACGAAGGTGACGGGCGTCTCCTTCAGCGAGACGCGGGACTGGCCGCCGGTGTCGCGCCACTCGACGTAGTCGCGGGACTTGAACTTCCGGCCGCAGTACGCCTCGCAGACGCCGGTCGCGCGCTCGATGCAGCGCTCGAGGAGAGTTTCGTCCGTGGTCGTCGTGATCCCCAGATACAGACGGAGATCGTGAAGCGAGACGAGAGCGTACTGGTCAAGTGCCATCGGTCGGTGGCTCCTTCGCTCTCTTCTTCGGCTTCATCGGCGGATCGGTCGCCTGCGCAAACAGCGGCGCCGCTTCGGACAGGAGCCGCATGTGGCCCTTCTGGACGTACGGGCGCGCCGCCTCCGGCGTCATGTTGACCATGCATCCGACCCGCAGGATGCGACGGCCGTAGACCGGATCGGCGATCGCGCACTCCTTGATGACGATCAGTAGGTCATGCACTCCTGCGGCCTCCCTTCCTCGTAGTACTTCCCGACGTACTGGTGCATCGTCCGGAGGTCGTCGCTCGGCCAGGTAATCATCAGCTGGAGATGCCCGAGCCGAACCTTCGGCGTCACGCAGACGCGCTGGCCGTGCTCGCGCATCTTGCGCCAGAAGTAGACGTCGTCGTCGACGCGGCCGGCGCCCCATCCGCCGTCCTTGTTGGGCTGACCCCAGAGCCAAGGCTTCGGGATCTTCTTCAGCGTCTCGACGCGGATCAGGGTCAGGCCGAAATGCCCCATGCTGATGTCGAGCGCCTCGTTGTAGAGCAGGCTCGGGTCGAACCGGGTGATCGGCTTGCCTTCGTCGTCCACGAGATTCATCAGCACCTGATCGCGGTCGCGTCCGATCTGAAGCGGGCAGAGCGCGCCGATGTCCGGGTTGTCCTCCATGATCTGCCAGAGCCGGAGGATGTCCTTCGCGTCGAAGATGGAGTCGTAGTCCATCGTCAGGATGTACTTGAGGTCGTCCTTCTCCGAGAGCTGCTCCATCATGCGCTGAAGCGACTGGTTCCAGAAGACGCCGGTCGCCTTCGTGAACGGGATCTGGAGATGAGAGAGCGACTCGTAGAGGTGCGTCATCGTCTCGGTCCACGACACGCGCGGGAGCGACATGATCGCATGGATGCCGGCGAGCGGGATCTCGGGGTTCTTCCGTAGTCGCTTGCGGCACTTCACCGCGATGACGCCCGGCTCGGGTGACCAAGAGAGCGAGCCGTCCGCGCCTCCGATGATCTCGAATCCAGCCATCGAGATCGAGGTCAGGATCTTCTCCTTGTTGAAGATCGCGCGGTTCAGCTCGCTGTCGCCGCAGAGCATGGCCTCGGCGTTGCCGGTTCCTTCGAGGTAGTTCTTCGCCACCAGATCGAAATCCGTGACCGAGAGGTCGAGGATGCCGTTCGGCTCGAGGCACTCGTTCCAGTGCTTCAGAACCTCGAGCGTCGCCTTGTACGAGATCCTCTGGAGCACTCCGCTCGTCGCGTCGATGCGCGACAGGCTTCCGGGCTTGCAGCTGAGGGCTGCTTCCTCACGCTTTGAAATGACCACGACTCGCTCACTCTGTGCCATGATGTTCTCCTAGGTTTGAAAAGGCCGCGACGAGTTTCCCCGCCGCGGCCCGAGAGAGTGAGGATCGGGTGCCTCAGAAGTTGCCGGCGATGTTCTTTGCCCCGAGCTCGGCGGCGGTGTTCATTCCGTTCGCCGGGGACGAGAGTTCCGCGATCCACATACCGGTTCCGCCGGTCGCATGAGTGACGGTCGCCTTGAGGTAGCGCTTGCGACCCCGCAGATCGACGCCGAAGTAGAGCTTCGCATCGGCCGTGGAGTTGGTCGAGTTGATGGCAGTGAAGTCCGTTCCGGCGTTGAATCCGGAGACCGTGACGAAGGTCGTGTTGTCGTCGGACTCCTCGAGGATGTTGTTGGTGCCCGTGATCGCTCCATTGCTCGTGCTGACGAAGATCAGACGAGCAAAGGAAAAGCCCTTGGTGTCGACGGACGCAGTGAGCGACGTGACGGTCGTAGCATCGCTTTTGGCGACGAGAATCTTAGAGTTGGCTCGCATGGTGTTGGTTCCTTCCGCTCAGAGCGTGAGCTTGACCATCGCGCCAGAGGCAGACGAGCCGCCGACGTTCGCGATGTTGATGTCGATCCGCTCGGTCGCGCGGACCGAGATGAGGTCGTTTTCCCAGGCGTCGCCGCCGGCGTTCGAGAAGTCGATCGCCGTCTGACGGCGGTCGCCCATGTACGCCGCGAGACGAAGGTCTCCGATGTACGCGAAGGTCGCGCCGGCGGACTCGGTCACGGGAATGACCTGAGAGTAGACGACCGGGTATCCGAGGAACCGAGGCTCCCGGATTCCGTCCGCGAGGCTGAGCATGGTGTTGCCACCACCGACCGCGGCGAGACGCTCGAAGACCGCGTGGTAGGTCTGCTTGTTGCAGTAGATCTTGACGTTGTCGCGGGTTCCCGCCCACGCCGGCAGCTTGCGGAACGCCGCGAGGACTTCCGAAAGAAGAACGCTTCCGAGCGCCGTCTGGGCGCCGTCAGAGATCTGGTAGGTCGCGTCGGTCAGCGCGCCGGACAGGCCGACGATGCCGCCATAGGTCGAGGTGCCGTCGCCGTTGAAGCCGGCGTTGTCCTCGGCGAACGCGAACGCCTGCGCGATCTCGTCAGCCGCGTCGTCGCCGAGGTTCACGAGGCTGTCCTCGTTGAGCTCGCTCGAGATCTCGGTCAGGACGCCGAGCTTCTTCGCCACCAGCTTGATCTGGTCGAACGCGCTCTGCGACTTGGTGATCGCCTTGCCCTCGCCGATCCAGTAGGCGGTGAGGCCGGTGTCGCGCTTCGCGATGTTCCGGGTGTCGGACGACATCGGGATGATGCGCGCCTCGCGACGGAACACGCCGTACTGCTCGCGCAGGACGACGAGCTCGCTGTCCATCTCCTCGGGGACGAGGAATCCGCCGGCCGAGTTCGAGCCCTCGAGATGCGCCTTGGTGCGGATCATCTCGATGCCCTGGTCCTTGCACCAGTCGAGCGACTTGCGGTGACCCGCGGCCGCGGCGAACCAGCGGCCAAACCGGTACGCCTTCTCGGCGCCCTTCACGTCGTTGCTGAAGCTCTTGAGACGACCGTAGACGCGCGGAGCGCTGACGGCCGGCGCGGTCGGGTTGACCGCCTTGGTCTGCACGATGTCGGCGAGCGCGCTCTTGACGGCGCTCGCGATCTTCTCTTCGTTCATGGGGTCCTCCTTCGCCATGTCCTCCTCGATTGCGGGAGCACTGGCGGCGGGCTTGATGGTGATGTCGAGGGTCTCCGGATCGACCGCCATGCCGTTCTCATCGACGAGCATGACGGAGTCGAGCAGGAGCTTCTTCTGGGCGAGGACTCCGGCCTCGCCCTTGAACTTGCCGGCGCGCTCGAGAGCGCTCTGGAAGTCCGCGATGTTCATGGTCTTCATGGTTGCATCCTGCGATGCATCCAACCGAGCGCGAGGGAGACTTGCAGGCGCATCGCCGTAGGTCAGCCGAGACTCAGAGATAGATGCGGCCGGCGCGCTTCGCGATCTCGCGACGGACGACGGCAGAAGGATCAATCGGAGCGGCGACGGGAGCGGATGAGGGCGCGGGGACGCTGACCGTCACGACGGTCCGCTTCGGAGCCTCGACGCCGAACCAGCGCTTCGCGGCGACGGGCGACATGATGCCCTTCTTGACGGCCGTGATGAGCGCCTCGGGGTTCGCCTGAAGCGGCGCGAGGCTGACCTCGAGCAGCTTCCAGCGCGAGAAGATCGTCGAGACCGACGCGCCGTACTTCTTGCGATCGACCTCGGTCGGCCGGCGCGTACCGCCGTCCTCCGGAACGTATCCGACCGAGACGGCGCGGACGATGCCCTGACCGACGAGCGCCGCCGCGACCTCCGGGAAGAACTCGCCGAGGTATCCGTCCGGCTTCTTCGCGAAGACGAAATCGCCGACGATGTCGCGCTCCCGGCGCTTGATGCCGAGCGCACGGCCGACCGGCTTGTCGTACTCGTGGTTCCAGAAGAGGACCGGGTTCTGCTCGAACTCCTTCGCGTTCATTCCCTGCGGGATGAGCACCTCGCCGTCGCGGTCGAGCGTCTCGCTCGTGATGACGGCGGTGAAGCCCTTGGCGGTCGAGGAGATCTCGGCGTCCAGCGCCTTGCGGATCATGTTCGTCATGTGTTCCTCTCCGATTCCTCGAACGCCCTGCGCTGCTCCTCCTCGAGCTCCTCCGGCGTGATGTCCGCGATGATCTCCTCGAGCGCCGCCGAAAGCTTCGGCTGGAGCGAGCAGCGGCAGTTCGGATGAAGCGGAGGACCGGCGACGTCCTCGTAGTCGAGGGTCATCGAGCCGCCGTCCGATCCGGTGAGGACCGTACCCTTCGCGTAGAAGGAGTCGTTCAAGCCGACGGCCTTCTCGCCAAACGCCTTGGATGCCGCCTCGCAGAACTCGCACGGGTCCGGCGCGAGCAGCCAGGTCTTTCCCTCGACCATGCCGGTCGCGTTCCACGCCTCGACCTCGGCCGAGCGGGTCGCGCGCTGCGCCTCCGTGCGGGCGATCATCACCGCGCGGGTCTCGCTCAGGCGATCGCCGTCCTCGTTCTTGGCGGCCCAGTCCTCGACGCGCTTCGAGAGCTCGTCGACCGTCTCGCCCTTCTGGATGCCGTCGCCGAGGATCTCGCCGACGCGGACCGAGGTGTACTCGTTGACGCCGGTCGCGGCCCGCTGCGCGAGCCTGACGGACTCCGTCTCGACGTACTTCTCGAGCTCCGGCTGCGACGGGCTGAAGGAGACGAGCTCCTCGATGTTCGGCGGCGGATCGGGCAGCGCCGACGCCGCCTGCTTGACCGCGCCCATGCCGACCTCGACGCCCGTCTTGAGGGACTCCTTCAGGAGCGGCGCGAGCGCGTCCGTGATCTCCGAGTTCCACGTCCGCGCGGCGATCATGGTCTGGATACGCCGGACGACGACCGGAGTCACCGACCCGGCCTTCCGCATCTCGGCGATGACCGCGAGGATCTGCGCGTCGAGGACGCCGCCGACCGCCCGCTTGATCGCGGCCTCGACCTCGTTGATCTTCGCCAGTTCCTTCTCGGCGTCGCGCTCGCT